CATTGAGCGCAGGCCGACGGCGGAGTTTGCGCCGGTCAGCACGAGCTGACCGCCCGCGAATTTCTTGGCGAGCACCGTGTTCCCGCTATCGCGCGAGCGCGACGGCAGGATCAGCGCCCGCAATTCCGGGCTTTCGTCGATCAGCGGCTCGATGCGCTGTTGTGACAGGCGCTTGGCGAGATCGGTCGTCGGCTGGACGCCGAGGAACGGTCCCGGCGCCTGATGGATGCAATAGCCGATCCAGTTATTACCGGCCTCGGTCGCGCCGACCTGCGCCGCTTTCATGAACACGATCCGCCGGGCCGAACTGCCGGGCGAGAGCGCATCCATGACGCCGCGCATGTAGGGCGTCCGGTCGGTGCGATAGCGGCCCGCCTCGGACGACGCGCGCGAGGACAGAAAGCGATAGCGATCCGCCCAGGCAGAAACCGTCAGCGCCGGATCGGGCGCAAGGCCGCGGTTCCAGGCGGCGATGATCTCAGCGCGTCCGTCGAAGCCCTCATCGAAGCTCGATGCCGATCTGGCTGAGTTCTTCGAGATGGCGTCGGACATGGGCTTCGAGAACCTGCTCGCAGCGGTGAGGATCGATTTGCAGTTCGGCGGCGATCAGGGCGGCGGCACGCGCCGGCCATTGCACCCAGGCGTCGCGTTCGCGCCTCGCGAGCGCAAAGACCGTTGAGACCGCGCGCGAGCGATCGACGAGATCGCCCTTGAGCTTGCCAAGACGGATGCGGCGCTCCTGCGCCTTGATCACCTCGTTGGCGGTGCGCGCCTGGACGAACGTCATATTGCCGGCGGCGGGCGCGGGCTCTCCGCTTTCGCGCAAGGTTTCACGGACGGCTTCGACGGCCGCCAACGGCACCGGACGCGGCGTGCCGCGCGATGGCGGCGTTGATTTCGCGACGGGGCGAACCTGCGCGGGATCGGAGCTCGATCCCCAGGCGCGATCCGCCTTTTGCGCGTCGATCGTGCCGTCGTCCTCTACCGTGATCCGGCCCGAGGCGATGGCCTTGCGAACCGCCATCTCGGAGACACCGCGATGGCGCGCATAGGCCCTCCGCGACAGACCCATGGGCTGCGCTCCCAACCTTAAAATAATGAGCGATTAGAGCGACTTAGCAGTTGCTCCGGTTTGTGTGTCGAGGCTGTCTGCGGTCCCGTAACCCACGGAGATCGCTCATGAAACGCCGCCGCAAAGTTCATCCCGCCGACGCCGCCAACGCGGCGGTTCTCGCCCAAGCCGTCCGCTTCGACGTTGCCCTGTTCCTCGGAACCGGGCGCTACGCCCGCGCGAGCGCGCCGAGCCTCGATGAAGCCCGGATCGAGGCGATGCGCCTCGTTGCCGAGAACCCAAGCCCGTTCGGCAAGCGCCTGCCGCTGATCTACGGCGTCACCGCCGAAGGCCGCTCGGCGCTTGTCACCTCGAACTGAACCCCAACTTGAAGGAGCAGGACCATGACCACGGAAGCCGCGACCTACGACAAGAAGTTCAACGCCCAGCGCGGTGCGCAGCGCGCCGGGCTGAAGCCCGGCGAGTTCGACGTGTTCAAGACACTCGATGGCCGGTTCGGCTGGCGGGCGATCACCGAAGGCGAACCCGCGATCAGCATCACCGATCCTGCGCTGGCCGAACATCCGATTGCACAGGCGAATGCCGCGTCCTGGCCAAGCGGCCCGAAGACCGGCAAGCGCAAGGCGATCATCGAGCAGGCGCAGGCGGGCGCGCTTCCGGCAGCGCCGGACTTCTCCAAGCCGACCCACGCACGGTTTCGGGTGAAGCTCGCCAAGCTGGTAGCGCTTGCCGAGGCGGGCGATGTCGAAGGCCTGAAGGCCATCGAGATCAATCCGGTTTCGACAAGCCCGAAGGCCATGGCGCGCTATCGCGATCTGGCGATCATGGCCATTGAGGCACGCCGCAGCGCGGCCTGATCAGGGCCGGGCAGGCCCGGCGACATTCCAGAAGACGACGCGGCCCGGACCCTTCCGGGCCGTCATCGTCTCCCACGCCTTCGCGTCATAGTGCGGATCGGACGGGAAGGGCGGCAGCGCCCTTGCGCCATCGGAGAATGGGCGCGGATAGACATGGATCGTGGCGTTCGCCACGTCCTCACGCGCAAGCTCGCGGCCGACCTGAACGACATAGCGGCGTGCGCGAGGCCATGCCTGCGCCAGCGCCCGGGCCAGCACGCCGGAGCCAGCCGCGCACCAGACTTCATCGGGATCAAGCCCTGTCGCAAGCGCGGCGTCTGCAAGGCGCTCGATGGCTTCGGGCAAATCGACGCCGAAGGGCACAAGCCGCGCGCCGCTCGTTTTCGCATAGTCCTTCGCGCGGGCTTGCACGACCGAGAGATAGCCGGGCCGAACCGGCACTACCTTCGCGCCAAGCCTTGCCGCTTCCAGCGTTCGCGGATGGAGCTTGGCGCGCGCTGCGACAAAGATCGTTGCGCGCTTGCCGAGATCCTTCGCGACGGTCGCGAGCGCGGTTTGCGCGCCGCCCTCAGCCGGGCTGGCGTAGACCGCTTCATCGGCGCCTTTGAACAGCACCGGCATGAACCGCGCCTTCGTGCCGCCTGGAAAAAGATCGTCGCGGACGACCCAGACACCGCCATGCTCGCGAACGATGGGCGCGGTCATGGCAGCGCCTCCCCGATCTCGCCGAATTCAACCTCGCCGCAGGCCTCGGTGGCGCGCCGGGGATCGCCTTTGACGAAGACCAGAACGCTTTGATGGGTGCGGCCGAGTTTTCGCGCGGCGGTGAACTGGCGGCCTGTGCGGATCGGCAGCGAACCGACCGCGGTCACGAGGATCGCCTCGTTGTAGAAGCGTGCACCCGCTGCCTCGAAGGCTTCGACCGTTCGGCCCGGCAGGTTGACGTAGAAGCCGCGATCATCGCGCACGTCCCCGACAACCCAGACTGCGAAACGGTCGTCCCTCAGCCTGGTGATGGCGGCGGCAATGATCGCGGCCTGCGCCTCGAAGAACGCGGCCTCGTCCATGGTCGAAAGATCGGCGGGATCGTCGGAATAGCGTTCGAGGTTCCAATAGGGCGGGCAGGAGAAGATCAGGTCCGCCGCGACATCCGCAGCAATGGCGCCGAGATCGCGCGCGTCGCCGACGCGCCATTCCGGCAAAGGCTCGGCGGCGATGGCGAGCTGCGCGCGGTTCGCCTCAACCTGCTCGGGCCGAAGTTCGATCCCGACATAGCGGCGCCCCAGGCGCGAGGCGACGATGCCGCGCACCGAGCCGCCCGCGAAGGGATCGAGTACGGTTCCGCCTTGCGGGCAGAACCAGCGATAGGCGATTTCGCAGAGAACCGGATCGAAGATCGATGTGCCTGAAGCGGTCGGCGCGTCGGACGCCTCGTAGTGTTCCGCGAGGAATTCTTCCGTCGTCAGCTCGCGGCCGATTTCGGCCTCGCGAGCCCGCTTCTTGGCATAGAAACCGGGATCGCCCGAGGTGTGCGAGGGCATCAGCACGCCGCCATTCGAAGGCGCGCCAACCTGATGCTCGCCGCGCATCAGATCCTGGCCGAACGTGCGGGCGAGACCCTTAGCCATGGGCGGGTTTGTCCTTCTTTCCGGTCCAGCCACGATCCAGCGGGCGGGGTGAGCCGCCGGGCGCCGCATTGTTCCGATTGCGGTAGTGGTTGAGACCGGGCTCGGTCACGCCGTCGGCGAGGCCATAGGTCGCGCCTTCGCCGCGTCCGAGTTCGGAGCGGATGCCGAGATCGATCCAGGCGCGCTTGCGATCCTGCCACCAGCCCTTGCGGGCATCGAGCACCGAGAAGGGCGGAATGCCAAAGCGCTCGGCAAGGGTCGCGCGCTGTGTTTCGGTCGAGGCATCGGACGATGGCTCGCCATCCGCCGCGCCATCGCCGCCGGCATCGGCGTCAAGACCATCGAGCAACCGGCCGAGTTCCTCTTCGGCAAAGCCCAGAAGATCGAGATCGAAGGAATCTTCATGCAAGGCGGCGATTTCGGCCTTGAGCATCGCATCGTCCCAGCCCGCATTTTCCGCGATCCGGTTGTCAGCGATCACCAGCGCCCGGCGCTGCGACTCCGAAAGATGCGAAAGCACGATGACCGGAACCTCGGCGAGCCCAAGCTTCTCGGCTGCGAGAACGCGCCCGTGGCCGGCAATGATCACATCGTCGGCGCCGATCAGCACCGGGTTCACGAAGCCGAACTCAGCAATCGAGCCCGCGATCTGCGCAATCTGATCGCCCGAATGCGTCCGCGCGTTGCGGACATAGGGGATCAGCCGCGCAATCGGGCGGCTTTCCATTGCAAGTTCCGGCGTCATTTCTGGATACCTAACCGCTAAATGCTCACCCACTTGCTTGACCGAAGGGTGCGATCCTGTGATCGTTTGCCCATGTCGCATCAGCTTGTAGACCCCCTGATCATGAAGGCCATCGAGCAATTCACTGCAAAGGTGACCGTGCCGATGCTTTATGAGGACCCTCGGAATTTTGATCAGATTGGGACTGGTACATTTCTAAACATTGATGATCGGCTCTTCTTGGTAACTGCTCGACATCTATTCGATGAAGCAGACCCTGCAAACTTTGCGATTCCGAATCCGACAACTACAAAGCTCCAGACCCTCGGTAGGTATGATCTCTTCAAACCAACTGATGAAGCGGTGGACGTGGTAGTTCTAGAATTGCTAGAGGAATCGGCAATTCAGCATGCAATGGCTGGCTGGCGTGCCCTGACGCTCGAAAATGTTGCCCAAGCATCGCCCCTAGGCACCTTTCTCCTTTGCGGATACCCCTCAGAGCGCGCGAAGAAGGTCGGTGAAAAGATAGGCGGAAGTCTGGTTTCGACGTATTCGCAGCGGATGACGGAGGTCCCAGATGACGCCACTCCCCCGATCGACCCCGAACTCGATTTGTTTTTCTATTATGATGATGAGGCTATTGACGTTGACGGTCGAACGATTTCGACACCTCACCTTAGAGGAACGAGCGGCGCATCGGT